AGTTCTTCGTCGCCAAGCGTGCGACCAAGAGCAGGGCCGGTGCCGACATCAAGCCACCCATCGTGGTGGATGCGAAGAAGGCACCGTTCACCGAGGACATCGGAAATGGGTCCGTCTGCAACGTGGCTGTGACCCTGTTCCCCTGGAGCAAAGGCAAGGCCAAGGGCGTGAAGCTGTATCTGCAGGCGGTGCAGGTGCTGACGCACGTCGCCTACAACAAGGGCGGCGTCGATGCCTTCGAGGTCTACGACACCGAGAACCCGTTCATCTGAGAGCCATGAACACGAAGCACACCCCCGGCCCTTGGCACATTGACCGCGACGCCTTTGAGCGAGCAGCTCGCCTAAAAGGGGGCGACAATATGCGCTTGATTCTACGTTGGGGTGCCTTTGCAAGGCGAAGCTCGGCAGATGTAGAAATCGAAGCCAACGCCCGCCTAATCGCCGCCGCCCCGGACCTGCTTGAGGCGCTGCAAACATTGGTCCAAATGACAGGAAACGTTGGGCAGATCGAGGCCTTCTTGAACGGACCTGCTCGCGCCGCCATCGCCAAGGCCACCAACGGATGACCATTACCGACGAACAACTGATGAGTCTGCAGGCCCGCCTCGATCGGGTGGGCCTGCACCTCACGGTGCGCACGCTGGTGCGCATTCACCAGCTAATCGATGACTGCCAGCCAGATGCGCGGGCCGAAGGCACCCAGCACGACCTGCTTGACCTGGTCAGGGAGCGCATGGAGCGGGACCGTTGAAATATATACCTAACACTAAACAAGCATGAAACGACCAGCATACTTGCTCCGCTTTCCGAACCTCGAAATGCGCGAGCGCGTCAAGGCCGAGGCCAAGGCCCAAGGCCGAACCCTCAACGCACACATCATCTACCTCCTCACCAATGAGCCTCGCAAATAGCATACGCGCCCACGCCGAGCAGGTGATCAACGGCACCATCGACGCCGCCGAAGCCTACGCCTACCTCTACGACCTGCGCGAGACCCTGGATGAATGCCTCGCTGCCGTCAAGGAGGTGGCGGTGAACGAGGTGGCCAAATACGGCGCCGAGGGCTTCACCGCCCACGGCCTCAAGCTGACCACCAAGAACGCCGCCGGCCGATGGTCCTACAAGGGTGTTGCCGTCCATGCCGAGCTGGCGGCAAAGCTCAAGGGCATTGAGCAGATGGCGCAGGTAGCATGGCGCCAAGGCTGCACCGTCGCCGATGGCGATGGCGTCCTGATCGAGCCTGCCGACTACACACCCGGAGCGACAACAATCTATGCGACCAAAGCATGAACCCATACCGCCGCCGCGCCATCACCGCACAGCGCCTCGACGACCTGCGCCGTGCAGCTACCACGCCACGCCTACCACGTCGTGCGATACTCTGGGCAGGCATGGACCTGCTCGACCAGGAGTGCCAGCTCGCCACGCACAAGGAGATCAAGAACCAACTCAAACGCCAGTTCCAATGACCCGCGAGATACCACCACGATACTATGTATGGCTGCGCTGGATGCGCATTTACCGCAAGTGCTACGTCTCATCACGCGCACCAATCAACCCCTATGCTTAACCGCCTCGAACGATGGATCAACGAAAAGATAGGGTGGCTGCTGTCACCCCGGAGGTGGTGAGCCGCAGCGTCATCACCGTCCGCTCCAGGTGGAAGGATAAGGAATGGGTGCCGGAGATCGGCAGCAAGGTGCGACCTATGCCAGCGATGCCGCCACAAGGCCGCGCCTATGTGCTGGACAACGTGATACACTATATCACCGCTGACGAGATACAGGCAGGCGAGCGTGTTGGTCGCGAATGCTATATCGCCTACGCTAATTCCACTTCGCCAGAGTTGTAACATGGCACTTATTGTAGCCCCTATACCACCTATGTGGTTATGCCTCCGGCCAAGTGCGTTTCAAAAATGCCCGACCAATGTGCCGTTGCGCCGTAAGCCACGTGGATGCCGGGAAATATGTGCCGCAAATGTGCCGACCAATGCGCCGTGGATTTAATATGTGCCGTGCTGTTTGAAGTTTGTATTTCGTTGCTATCTTTGCAAACCGACCAGATGGTCGTAGTGGCGTGCAGGCCATGACATTGATCAGTCCCATAGCCCTGAGCCGAAAGGTCGCGCTGCACCGCGACCGAGTAAGCGAGGGGCTTTCTTTTTTGGCATGGTAACAGCATTCAAGAACTACAACGAGACACACGCCCCATTCCATCGGCCAGCCGAGGACATCCTGCGGCGCATCAAGGAAGGCAAGTATGCCGCCGAGGTTGAACGGGTCAGAACGGAGCCGGACCCCATAAAGAGGGAACTGCTCAAGAAGCGCCTGATGTCCATCTGCTGGTGCGGGACATTCTCCCAACGCCTCGACAGCGCCATCATAGAGCACAGCGGGCTGGTGTGCTTGGACTTCGACAAGATGACGGAGCAGGAACTATCCGCGTTGCGCGGACGCTTGACCGCCGACCCTTACACCTTCGCCTTGTTCACCTCACCTGGAGGGAAAGGACTTAAGGTGCTGGTCAAGATACCTCCCTCGGTCGAGGATCACAAGGCGCACTTTGACGCCCTTGGTGAGTACTACGCTGACCCGCACTTCGACCGGACCAGCAGCAACATCTCGCGCATCTGCTTCGCATCGTCGGACCCCGACCTGTACCACAACCCCGGCAGCAAGCTATGGGATAAGCGCAAGGAGCGCGAGTTCTTTGATCTCTCCGAGCGCATCCCGGAAATCAAGCTGCGGTCAGAGAATGAGATTATCCGCCGCCTGATGAAGTGGTGGACAGGCAAGTATGGGCTGGTGGAAGGCGAGCGGAACTCCAATGTGTTCAAGCTGGCAGCAGCTTTCAATGACTTCGGCGTGTCCCGGATCGAGGCAGGCGGCGTGCTGATGGAATTTGCCCACGAAGGGTTCGACCAGCGTGAGATAGAGCGCATCCTGCACAGCGCCTATTCCAAGGTTGAGAGCCACGGCACCAAGTATTTCGAGGACCGCACTACCAAGGAGTTCATCCAACGGGGTCTAATATCGGGGGAGAGCAAGGCATCCATTAAGACTGCTCTGCTGGAGCGGATGCCTGACGAGGAAGCAGAGAAGGCCATCAACTCTATTGAACGGTCCAGCCCTTGGATCGAGTTCTGGGCGAAGGATGAGAACGGCAGGGTAAGAGTGGTGAACCATAAGTTCAAAGGATGGCTTGAACACAATGGGTTCAAGAAGCTATACCCAGAGGGGTCCGAGAACTTCGTGTTCGTCAAGGTGGAGAACAACCTGATAAGCAATGCCAGCCCAGCAGAGATCAAGGACTATGTGCTGCAATATCTTTTAAGGAAGGTGCAGGACATCGCCGTATTTGAGCACATGGCCGGCGCCACCAGATACTTCAAGGAGGACTATCTCTCGATGCTGGACCCCATCGAGGCGACATTCGTGGAGGACGGCGATGACTATGCGATGATTTACTACCGCAACTGCGCCGTCAAGATCACCAAGGACCATACGGAGACCGTTGATTACCTCGACCTTGAGGGATACGTCTGGCGCAAGCACATTGTGGATCGAGAGTGGAACGGAGGCGATGGACCTGATGGCCACTACCGAAGGTTTATCAGGCTCATCGCTGGTGATAATGACGAGCGCGAGGCGTCGCTGCGGTCGACCATCGGCTACCTGCTGCACAGCTATAAGACCAGCGCCAAGAACAGGGCTGTCATCCTCAACGATGAGACTATCAGCGAGAACCCGAACGGGGGCAGCGGCAAGGGCCTGTTCTGCCAAGGCATCGCTCACATGAAGCGCACCTGCACCATCGACGGCAAGGTCTTCAGCTTTGACAAATCCTTCCCATACCAGACCGTCGGTGCCGACACGCAGGTGTTGGTGTTCGATGACGTGGACAAGTACTTCCGCTTCGAGCGGCTGTTCAGCCTCATTACCGAGGGCATCACCCTGGAGAAGAAGAACAAGGATGCCGTCCGCCTTCCTGTGCAGAGGTCACCCAAAATTATCATCACCACCAACTACACGGTGGGCGGTGTCGGTGGCTCTTTTGAGAGGCGCAAGTGGGAGGTCGAGCTGTCCAGCTTCTTCAGCGCCAAGCACACGCCTCTGGATGAGTTCGGCTGTATGCTGTTCGATGAATGGGACGACCATCAATGGGCCTGCTTCGACCGCTATATGATCACCTGCCTGCGCTACTATCTGCGCACCGGACTGGTGCAGTCCGCCTTCCACAACCTGAACGTGCGGAAGCTCATCAAGGAGACCAGCCATGAGTTCTGGCAATGGGCAGATGAGGGCAACCTTGATGTGGGCGTCCGCCTTGTCCGATCGAACCGCTTTGCCGAGTTCATACGGGAGTACCCGGACTATGAACCGAAGGCTAAACCGCATGGCATCAGCCAGAAGAAGTTCACCCAATGGATGACGATCTGGGGAGAATACAAGGGGTATACCATACAGGAGGGCAAGGACCAGGCCGGGGACCGATGGACCTTATACCTCGATGACAAGGCCGACAAAGGAGCAACATCAGTAACGGAGGAAGTACCATTTTGACCATGAAAGCGATCAACACACTTTACAAGGGCAATTATTTCCGCTCAAGGACCGAGGCTCGTTGGGCGGTGTACTTTGATGCGTTAGGTGTAGAATGGGAATATGAAAAAGAAGGCTATGACCTTGGGGACGGAATATTTTACCTTCCTGACTTCTGGTTCCCAAAGCATAAGATGTATGGAGAGGTGAAAGGCAATGCCGACATTTCCAACGGAGACATGGAAAAAATGAAAAGGCTTGTGCTTCAGTCTGGCAAAGACCTATGCTTGTTTGTTGGGAACCCAGATACCACACTTGCCACCACTATAACCAAGGAAGGCGATGGGAGTCTAAAGGTATCCAAACCAGAGAATGGCATGGGCGACCTGCCATTCAGGGATTTGGTCATGGGAAGACCTTACGAAAGCGGTATTTACTGGTGCGATGAATGTAGGAAAGATGAGGAGCCTTTTAAGAGCGCACTACTTAAGGCTCAGACAGCACGCTTTGAACACGGCGAGCAATCATGACCACCATGAACTACCTAAGCACCAACCTACAGAGGCTGCGCAAGCACCACGGGCTATCGCAGGAGCAGGCCGCCGAGAAGCTGGGCATCAAGCGACCCCGCTACTCGGGATGGGAGGGCAACATGTCGGAGCCGAGCATTGATATGCTTCTGGCCTGCTGTGTTTTGTACCGCATCGGCGTTGGTATCATGCTCACCAAAGACCTCTCCCCGCTAACGATGGAGGACATCAACAAACTGGTGAAGCCATGAGAGAGCACAAGTGGATGGCGCACGGACCATCGAACATCGTGGCGCTGGGCGACTGCTGCTCCGTCTGCGGCCTGCGCTCCTTTGTGATGTGGGACAAGGGGCGCAGCCGCAAGCTGGTGAAGCGATACAGCGGTCTCTACTGGCGCATGCCGGGCATGAAGTACACCAGCGACATGAGCATGTTCCCGGAGTCATGCCCGGGACGCAAGAAGCAACTCGACCTGTTCTAACCATGATCACCCTCCGACCCTACCAGACAGAAGCCGCGCATCAACTGCGCAGCATCCTCATAAGACATCGCATCGCGTATCTGGCGGGAATGGTCCGTACAGGCAAGACGCTCACCGCCTTCGAGACCGCCCGCCTGCTGGAGGTTAGCAAGGTGCTGGTGGTGACCAAAAAGAAGGCCATCGCCAGCATCATCAAGGATGCCGAGGCCATCGGGGTCAGTGCCACGGTCATCAACTACGAGCGCCTGCCCCATCTGCGCAACACATCCTGGGGCCTGATCATCGTTGACGAGGCCCACGGCGTCGGCGCCTACCCCAAGCCATCCAAGCGGTTCAAAGACCTGCGGCAGCTACACTACAGCATGGTCCTGCTGATGTCCGGCACGCCATCTCCGGAGAGCTACAGCCAGCTATACCATCAGTTCGCGCTCGGCCCTGCACCGTGGGCAGACCACCGCAACTTCTACAGGTGGGCAGAGCGGTATGTCCGCGTGAAGGACAAGCGCGTGGGCACCGGCACGGTGGTGAAGGACTACAGCGACGCCATCGAGGCGCTGGTGCTGCGCGACATTGAGCCGCTCACGGTCACCATCACCCAAGAGCAGGCAGGCTTTCAGACCACCATCGTGGAGCAGGTCCACAAGGTGCCGATGAAGGAGCGCACGTACAGGCTGGCGCGGCGCATCATGCGCGATGGTGTGGTGGGCAAGCCGGGGCGTAGGGTGGTACTGGCGGACACCGCGGTGAAGCAGATGAGCAAGCTGCACCAGATTTACAGCGGCACGGTGATCACCGAGCATCATGGCCCGGTGACGTTCGACAGGTCCAAGGCGGAGTATTGCGTCAAGACCTTCACGCGGAAGACCGCCATCCTGTACAAGTTCAAGGCCGAGGGGGATATGCTCAAGGCCGCGTACGATGGGCGATGGACCGACAACCCGGAGGTGTTCAACGCCACGCCAGACGCGGTGTTCATCGGGCAGGTCCAGTCCAGCCGCGAGGGCGTAAACCTGAGCACCGCGGACGACCTGGTATTCTTCAGTATCGACCACGCTTCGCTATCCTATGCCCAAGGGCGTGATAGAGCATCTTATCTTGGCCGCACGACACCGCCTGTGGTGCATTGGCTCTTCGCTGAACGGTCGATCGAGCCACGCATCTACAAGCTGGTGAAGGACAAGCAGGATTACACCGTCAGCCACTACCGACATGACCGAGCAGGACTTTCAAGCCAAGCTGATCAAGACCTATGAGGCGCAGGGCTGGTATGTGGTGAAGCTCATCCAATGCAACAAGGCAGGTATGCCTGACCTTATCCTGACCAAGCCCAACGAGGTGAAGTGGGTGGAGGTGAAGAGCGCCAAGGGCAGGCTGTCGCCCGTACAGGAGTACCGCCACGCCGAGCTGCGTAGTCGGGGCTTCAACGTTGAAACGATCAAGCCATGAAGCTACACCTAATCCAGCCCCGTGAACTCTACGGCCCACCAGAGAGGCAGGCCGAACTGCAACAGGCATGGCACCATAACGATGCCATCTTCGACGAGGTCACAACACCAGAAGGCCGCTGCAACTTCGACGTGATGTTCGCGCTCTGCATCCCTGACATGGTCAATGTCATCGCCAACAGCGACATCTACTTCGACCACACCCTGCGCGACAACATCGACAAGCTGGATGCCGACGAGCTGTGGGCCTTGTCACGGTGGGATGACCACGGCGACCACCTCATCCCCTTCCACAGCCGCGACAGCCAGGATGCATGGATAATTCGTGGCGGGCCTCACGATATTGTGGCGCCCTTCACGATGGGCATACCGGGCTGCGACAACGCGCTGGCACACATCATGCACGCGGCCGGATGGGTGGTGAGCAATCCATGCAGCACCATCCACGCCATCCACCTGCACCGCAGCGGCTACCGCACCTACGGTGAGGGCCGAGGCAAGCCCAAGGCGTACCGCATACCGCCGCCGTACTACCTTGTGCCACCAACATGACAGCAGAAGAGACGCGCAACCTGTTCGGGCTATGAAGGTACTGCTGCCCATCATCTACCATGAGTTGACGGAGTGCATCGTGCGTGCCTTTGAGGAACGCGGCCATGATGTGCGCGTTGTCAACTGGCGCCGCTACCGCAGCCGTGCCGAGTCGCTGTGCATCCGCGAGGCGATGGACTTCCGACCCGACCTCGCCTTCTGCCAGTTCCAGTCGCCAGACATCATCACAGAGGCGTTCCCGCGGGCGCTCAACGCCATCGGCTGCTACTCCATCAACTGGTGCGGCGATGTGCGCGACCCGCTCCCATACTGGTACACGCACCTCGCACCGCACTTCACCATGACGGCCTTCACCAACTGGACCGACGTGCATGAGCTGCGCTCCCTTGGACACCGCGCCACCTTCCTCCAGATCGGCTACGACCCACGCATCTATCACCCACCAACGCACGACAGCGAGCGCAGCGGCGTGGTGTTCATCGGCAACAACTACGGCTATAAGTTCGAGGAGAGCGACAGCCGCCGCGAGATGGTGGCACGCCTCTCCGAGACCTTTGGCCACCGCTTCAAGGTCTATGGCAACGCGTGGGACCACATCGTCCAACGCGCCTCGCTTGGCGGCTACGTCAAGGAACCTGGTGACGCGGCCATCCTGCGCAATGCCGCCGTGGCCGTGGGCTGGGACCACTTCCATCGCCCCGGCTTCGCCTCCGACCGCCTGCTGCGTGCCACCGCCTGCGGCTGTGCGGTGATCAACCAGCACTATGACGGCATCGCCGACGAGCATCCGTGGGTGGTGCCGGTCCACAGCATCGAGGCGATGGTAGAAGCCGTCGGCACAATGCTGGAGGCACCACACGGCGGCGAGCAGAACGCACGAAACACTTTAGCACAGCACACATGGACGGACAGAGTAAAGCAGATAGAGCAATGGTGGACTACAGCCAGAACGGTGAGCAGCCCCACGTCATAGCATTTGTCGAAGCGATGGGCCTCACCACAGGCCACATCCTTGAGTATGGCGCCGGTGATGGCACGACCATGTCCAACACCAAGGCGCTGCGCGACATGGGGTGGACAGCGTCACTCTATGACGGCGAGGCATCAGGCCCGGTCAAGCAGGCATGGATCACCCTTGAGTGGCTCAAGAAACAGCGTGACCTATCATGCGACCTGTTCTGCATCGACCTCGACGGCAACGACTACCACATCCTCGAGAAGTGCCTCAAGGCAAAGTCGTTCAAGCCGTCGCTGATAGTGGCAGAGATCAACCCCATCTTCAAGCGCGACGAGGTAGCTATCATGCCGTACAAGGCAGACCACGTCTGGGCGCATGACACATGGTATGGGATGTCGCTCGCCGCAGCAGAGCGCCTATGCACCATGCACGGCTATGTGCTGGCCTACCTGCACGCTGGCATCAATGCCTTCTTCGTACGCCAAGAACACGCGCACCTGTGCAGGCCCATCGACTACCGCCAAAAGTGGGACCACCGCGCACACCAACACCAGACACCATGGATCCGCTGAAGCCCTACCCATTCCCCGATGGCGTGATTGTACCGCGCCTGATGCCATTTCAAGAGTACCCCTGGAACAATGACCACCACCTCGCTGCCGAGGTGCTGCGCTTGAAGGATGCACACGACATCACCACAGCGTTCGAGACCGGCACCTGCCTCGGCTCAACGACCATGTGGCTCAAGGAACACTTCGACACCGTCCATTCCTTCGAGACCAACTGGTCAACCTATGACATCGCCTCGCAGCGCGTCGGCCCAGAGGTTCACTACATGGACAGCATCGATGGCCTCAAGAAGCACAAGGTGGACGGCGCACTCTACTTCCTCGATGCCCACTGGGAGCAGCACTGCCCCCTGCTGCATGAGCTATACGAGCTGTCCAGTCTGCATCGCCCCGTCATCATCATCCACGACTTCAAGGTGCCAGGCCACGACTTCGGCTTTGACAAGATGCCCGATGGCCGCGACTTCGACATCAACCTGATCGAGTCGTGGCTGCACACCATCTACAACGGACGCTACAAGGTGAACTATCCAACCGAGGTGGCGGGAGCACGCAGAGGCTGGATCAGCGTCGAGCCTACATGATGCAGCACCACCTCGCTGTCCACCCTTGAGGCACGGTGCGCCACCACATCATAGCCCCATAGATTCACGTCCGTCTTGACATCAGTCAGGCACACCTGCCCGATGCTCACGTTGACGGGCAGCGCCTCATAGCCCGCAGCCCTGATGGTGCAGTGGCTGTCCTGATCCAGTCCCTTCTGCCGGATGGGATTCCACAGCAGCGGCACCGATGCCAGCACACGGCTGCTCACCACACGGCCGGCCCCATACAGCAAGGTGTCGCCCCGGTCCCAGCGCATCATGCACGACCGCCCCGTGCGGCTATCATAGAAGCCACAACTTCCGGGGAACACATAGTCTGCATCGGTGCCATCGGCCAGCTCCAGGTAGGCAGGGTTCACGAAATCGTCGCTCGGTAATATCATCACGCGCCTCGGCTTCAGTTCCCGCGCCAGCCGCATCGCCGCGTTGTGCTTCGCACCCAACGGCCTGTTCTCGGTCCTGACATACGCCAGCCCATACTCCCTTGCCAAGCCCTCTCCAGCGTCATCGCTGACTGCAACGACGATGGTGGCAAGAGGCATCGTGTGCTCTATCCACATACGTGTTAATATCTCTCTCTTGTGAAAGCAGGTACTTACTACCATCTTTGCTTCGGGATATTGTATACATACAAAGATAGAGCTAAGGCGATATTGGATAATATCCAGTATGGCAACACCTTTGTCTATTGGGGCGAGCACAAGGCCGAGGCGTTCGCTCTGGTCAAGGAAGCAGAGGGCTACAACCCATCCAACAAAGGATGCATCGACTGCAACATCAAGGCGGTGAACATCCTGCGCGGCCTTTGCGACCTGCCACCCATCGGACAAGAGGCATCAGAGAGCCTGCGCTCACGACGGCTGCACATCTGCCGTGGCGTCGCTGGCGACGGCTCCGACGCCTGCGAGCACCTGCGATGGAAAGATCTCAACTGCGGCATCTGCGGATGCTTCGTTGATATAAAGGCTACCTTTGCAAAGTTCAGATGCCCCATTGGTAAATGGCCGACCAAATGATACGAGCGCAGATGACACTCAGCGACGGCGTCACTCCAGGTGCCATGCGGTACGGGACCATCCACATCGACGCGCTCATAGCACGCGGCTGTCGCATCGTGCCGAACCCGCTGAACAACCTGCCACCAGAGTACGATAGATATATCGTCGGGCAGACGGACAGAACCAAGCGCCCACGCATCAAACCATCCAACGATGCCACGCTTCTCTGACATACTGAACGAGGCCGAGCGGATCGCCGTACAATGGCAGGAGTACGAGGTCGCCGAGGCCATCGTCACCGAGGATCTCAGGCACGTCATGGCTAAACTGTCGCCCGACAAGCGCAAGGTTTACGACATCATCATGCAGGCCGCATATCACAAGCTCGATGCCAGTCCAGAAGTGCAGCAACGGCAAGTATAAGTGGGGGCCACGCGGCTCCTGCGTCTTCGATACCGAGGACGAGGCAGAGCGTGCTGGCCGCGCCATCGAACGCGAGCGTCACCAGGCGGCGGTGGACAGCTACACGCCCACCGATGCCATGGTGAAGGAGGCTGACCGTGGCCTCGCATGGCGCCGCGAGTTCGGTCGTGGTGGTACCGAGATAGGACTGGCGCGCGCAAGGGACATCAGCAATAGAAAGAACCTGCCTCTGGACACGGTGAAGCGCATGAAGGCCTACTTTGACCGGCATGAGGTGGACAAGAAGGGGCAGGGCTGGTCGCCGGGGGAGGATGGCTACCCCTCGAACGGCCGCATCGCATGGGCGCTGTGGGGTGGTGACCCCGGCTGGACGTGGGCCAAGGCCATCATATCTAAAACAGATAAGAACTGATGGCAACACGGGCCGAGATATATCACGATGGCCGGGGCTTCAAAGCCGGTAATCCTGGCCGTCCATTTGGTGCCAAGAACAAGTTGACGATACAAGCACGCGAGGCGTTCCAGCTTGCGTTCGATAAGTTAGGCGGCTGGGAAGGGCTTGCCCAGTGGGCTGCTCAAGATCCCGATAATCTAAAGATATTCTATACCCTCTATGCTCGGTTAATACCAACTGACCTAACTACGAACGGCGATACCCTCCCCATAGTGCAGATCATAAGACCTACGCATGGCCTACCTGAGCCTGAAGCAGGACCAAGCGTGGACGTTCCTTGAGGACGACAAACACGCTGAGGTCTTATATGGCGGTGGTGCAGGCGGCGGCAAGTCGTGGCTCGGTGCATTGTGGCTGATGACCTCGGCACTACAGCACCAAGGTTCGCGGTGGCTGATGGGGCGTGCGGTGCTAAAGACGCTGAAGGAGACCACGCTCAACTCATTCTTCGACGTGGCTTCCATGCATGGGCTGCGTGCTGGTGAGCACTACGAGTACAACCAGCAGACCGGCATCGTCACCATCGGCCAGTCGCAGATCATCCTCAAGGATCTCTTCGCCTATCCATCGGACCCGAACTTCGATGACCTCGGCAGTTTGGAGATCACCGGCGCCTTCATCGATGAGGCCAACCAGGTGACCGCGAAGGCCAAGGCCATCGTCGGTTCCCGCATCCGCTACAAGCTGGATGAGTTCGGCCTGCGTCCGAAGATGCTGCTCACGTGCAACCCTGCCCGCAACTGGGTGTTCTCCGAGTTCTACGACCCGTGGAGGAAGGGCCAGCTCGAGCCGCACCGCGCGTTCGTGCCGGCCTTGGTGACCGACAACCAGCACATCAGCCCCCACTACATCGACAACCTACGCCGCCTCACTGGCCCCGACCGCGAGCGCCTCCTGCTGGGCAACTGGGACTACGACAACGACCCGGCGCAGCTGATCGAGCACGACGCCATCGTGGACCTGTTCACCAACATGCCGGCCCCTGGCCACGCCGTGATCACCGCAGACATCGCCCGGTATGGATCGGACCGCACGGTGATACTGCTGTGGTCGGGGCTGGCCGTGGTGGATGCCGTGGTGATGCCGCGATCGAGCGTGGTGGAGAGCGCCGACGTGATCAAGCGGCTGGCGGCAGAGCGCGGCGTGGCGCG